AACCACAGATGAACTTAGTGAAGTTGACCTGCCAATATGAATTAATCTTTTAAATTTCTTTATAGCCCTATCCTTTTTAAATTTTGTCTATATGCTACAAAGCCCCATCCATATGGAAGGGGCTTGACCTATTAACTATTTAAGTTAACTTATTACTTAGTTGTAACTTGCTCTGCTTTGACTCTTGGTTTATCTGTCATTGCTTTTATTTCCTTTAAAGCTTCGATAGTTAACTTTCTACTTCTCCCTTTCTTAGATAAATTTCTTTCATCAATAGTTAACTTCTCATTAGGGTTGTTAGTATCTGTAAACATATGGCCAACAGTAGCCTGTTTAATGATGACACCTTCAACCATTACCACAGCACCTGAGGAACAGGTGAAAAAGTAAGTGTTATTAGTAAAGATACAGTCTTCATTATCTATTACACTTTCTAAAGCTACATTTAATTTACTTCTTACTTGGTCCAAGCTTGGGCTGTTATATCTGTTACCCTTACCATATAGACCAACCTTATTAAATTCTAAACATAAAGCTTGATAATATAATTTAGCATCTTTAACGCCTTGATATTTTACACCAACTTTTACAAGTTGCTTTATGTGGTACTCATTAACTCTGTTTAATTTACCTAACTTTGATAAATTATCTGCATCTTCTTGATATTCTAAAACTTCAGTCTTAGCCATTTTATTTATGTTGTTCATCTTTGAACCTTTCTTATTTAATCTATCAACTAAGGGAAGGTGTCATCATGAGTGACCTTTGCCCCTGTCAACTGCTATATTTTACCCCTATTTAAGGGGGTAAACCAAACAGATTTTGTACATACTCTATAACACACAATATTTATTTATTATCGTTTACTGAGGAGATATACATTAATTTAACATTTGAGTATAATATGCTACATTAATTTTAAAAAAAATAATATAATTATCGTTTATTTTTAATGTTTATAATGTTAATTGATTTTAAAGTAATATCTTATTAATGTTTATAAATGTTTGTAAATTATCCCTATGGAAAATAATGAATCAGTAGACAAGTTGTTACAGCAAGATACAAAAGGGAAATATATAAGTAAGAAGGCAAAGGCTATAAAGATTTACTGTCTTAACCCCTCAATTACTATAAGTGGTTTAGCATCTGAGATAGGTGTCTCTCCTCATACAATGAGTAAGTGGTTACACGAAACAGAGTTTATAGACCAAGTATATAAAAAATATATGGAAATATCAGGCTTAGAACTCCCTAATGTGGTTGGGGCAATGATAAGAGAGGCTAAAACAGGCAATGTACAAGCAGGTAGGCTAGTATTAGAGCATTTTGGCAAATTAGAAAATAAAATCAAAATACAAGTAGAGAGTCCTTTTGAAAAATTCATAAGAGCTAAAGAGGTTAAAGTCAATAGTTCTATAGTTGAGGCAGAGTTTACAGAGGATAATCTATTAAAAGAGGAAACTGAGGAGCTTTATGAGCAAGAGGTCACAAATAATGAGGTGTTTATTGATAGACTTAATAATAACTATGAAGATACCATATCTACTTTACCTGATAGAGACCCCCAAAGCCAAGCTAAGAGACTTTCTAAAGAAAAGAAGGCTGTCACCTATGTCACACAAAAGGCAAAGTCCTATGCTGAAATTAATAAAGATGCAAGAGAAAGAAGACTGCTAAGACAAAGAGCAGAAGATGTAGGATTACCTCTATTAAAATCCAAGGGTAGACCAAGAGCTTCAGAAAGAAAAAGATGGCTAAAAGAATTAGAAAAGTTAGAAATAGAAATGTTTGGGGAAGTTCAGAACTTTTTAGAGGATTCTTAGCCCTGTAAATAAAAACAAATAAAGTAAAGTATAATAAAGTATTATATATACTATATATACTATATATATTATATATATATATATATATATATATTCAAAAGAAAAAATACAAAACTTATGACAAATAAACAAGAACTTTTTTTAGAACATAAAAGAAATTGGTTTGAATTTACTAATTACATCCCTCATAAAGGACAACATAAATTACACTTTCCTGAAACTTATGCTAGATTCAATGTAGGAGTTTGTGGAAGAAGGTGGGGTAAGTCTGTTGGAGCATCTAAAGAAATAGAACCTATACTATTACAGCCTGACAAAAGAGTATGGGTTGTAGCCCCTACATACTCAGGGGCAGAAAAAGTATTCAGAGAAGTATGGCGAGAACTTATAATGAGACAGGGTTTACCTACTAGAAGAGCCTCATATAAAGATATGTATATTGAATTTGAGTGGGGTTCAGTTTTTGAAGGCAAATCAGCAGATAATCCTAATTCACTTGTAGGTGAAGGTTTAGACTATTTAGTTGTAGATGAATGTGCTAAAGTTAAAAAAATAATATGGGAAATGTATTTAAGACCTACTCTATCAGATAGAAAGGGTAGAGCCTTATTTATTACTACTCCTGAAGGTTATAATTGGATTTATGATTTACATTTATTAGGTCAGAATGAAAAAGAGAATAATTGGTGGAGCTTTAATTCCCCTAGTTGGGAGAATCAATATGCATACCCTGAAGGATTACAAGATGAAGATATACTTGAAGTTAAAAAGAATATTGACAAAGTTATCTTTGACCAAGAATATGGTGCAAAGTTTACATCAATGGCAGGTAGAGTTTATCCTTTTGATAGGTCTTTGGATTGTGGGAATTATCCTTATAACCCTAGCCTACCCACTTATTGTTGTGTGGATTTTGGATATAGAATGCCTAGTGCAGGATGGTTTCAAATAAATAAAATAAATGGTGAAGAGCATATTTACATCATAGATGAAATAGACCATGTCAAGAATGTAAAAACAGATGAATTTGCTAAAATGATAAGGAAAAGACCTTATAAAATTGTTGCTTATTTTGGTGACCCTGCAGGAAAATCTGTTCAAGGACAAAGTGGTTTGGGTGATATAGATATATTTCGTAAGTTTGGCATATCTGTAAGGTCTGTAAAAGATAGAACTAGTAGGTCAATCAATGCAGGAATATCTCATGTTAGGTCATTTATAGAAAACGCAGAGGGCAAAAGGCATTTACATGTAGATTATAGCTGTAAAGGATTGGCAGAGGATTTAGAGAATTATAGATACCCTGAAGTTAAAGAAGGCAAAGACCTTAAGCTCGACCCTATCAAGGATGGCTATCATGACCATGGATGTGATATGATAAGATATTTCTTTATAAATAGATTTCCAATCAGACAACAAGGTATTAATGTAGTGAGGAACAAATGAATTATACAGCAGGTGAACTTATCAAAGAATCTATAAAAGATTTTAAAGCTGAAAATAGTAGAAGGAGAAGAAAACATGTAGAAAAAATGATTAACTACTACATGGGTCAAGATACAGATAAGTATATTACTCAGTATTTTTCTGCTGATACATTTAGGGAAGTCCCCCTTTATAAAATAAATATTACAAAAAAGTTTATTGATAAACTATCAGGAGTTTATAGAAGCACACCTAGAAGAAAAGTAGGTGGAATATTTGAAAACCCTAGATATGAAAAATTATTATTTAAAAAAGATTTAAAATTAAAGAATATTGAGAGAATGATTAAATTATTAGATGTAATCGCTCTTAATGTGTCTTTTGATGAAGAAACACAGCAATTTAATTATCAACCAATATATTATTTTGATGCTTTCTTTGATGAACTAAACCCTAAAGACCCTATAGCAGTAGTTTATCCTCTTTTACAACCAACAGATGATGTTAGTTATGATGGCGAGTCTATGTTTTGCTATCTTGACGATGAAAAGAAGATAATATTTGATGCTGATGGTAATGTCTTGCAAGAAATACCTCATTCCTATGGTGTCTTGCCCTTTGTTTTCCCTAGAAGAGTAGAACAGATTGATGACTTTTTTGGCGAAGGTGCTATTGATATAGTTTCTGTTAATGAACATGTAAATATTACAATGACAGAGCTACAGTTAGGGTTACGATTTCAAATGTTTGGACAGCCTTATGCTACAGGAGTATATGAAGATACACCTATTGCTAGGACAGGTTCAGACACAATTATAAATTTACCTGAAGGGGCTAATTTTGGTATAGTATCTCCTAAGGCAAATATAAGTGCAGTTATTGACTCTATTAAATTCCAAATAGAAATGTTAGCAATGTCTAATCACTTATCTGTATCTTTTGATTCTAACCAAGACAGACCTTCTTCAGGACTTGCCCTTATCATAAAAGACCACGATAGAATAGAATATTATAAAGATGACATTGAATTGTTTAGAGATTTCGAGCATAGTTTATACGACCTTGAGAAAATTATAGCAAAAACTAATGGTATTTATTTACCTGATGATTTCTCAGTAGATTTTGATGAGCCTGAATATCCTGTATCTTTATCAGAACAAATTGCAAAAGATACTTGGGATTTAGAACAGAATTTAACAACTCTTCCTGAAATACTAATGAGATATAAAAAAGATATTACAGAAGAAGATGCTAAATTAATTATAGAAAAGAATTTAAATACAAATGGATTTAGACAAGACCTTAACCACGATATTAAATAACGCAGGAGAAATTACAAGTGAAGTGGTTTCTAGGTCTATGAATTTTTTTCAAACAATATTAGACAATAAAAAAAAAGCAGTACTTAATATAATGCATCAAAGATTTGAGCTTGAGGTTAGTACTTATGATGGTGAAGGATGGGAACGATTAAGTCCTAACTATGTAAAATATCATAGAAAATACCCTGAAAAACCAAAATTAGTTCAAAGTGGCTCAATAAAACCATCTATAAAAGTGCATACCACTGTTGACCCTGAAGGAGAAGGGGATTCTTTCTTTTATGCTACAGGCAATGAGAAAGCAGTAGCTCATAACAAAGGTTACTCATTTAATACAGGTAAAGTTATAGTAGAAGTTCCTGCTAGGCCTTGCTTGGAGATACCTTTTGAATACGCAGTTGGGGGATATATAGAGAAAAGGATTTTAGACGAACTAGTTCTAGAACATAAAAAAATATTAAAAGAAGTTGTGCTAAAATATTTGTAAATTATAAATAACAATAAGGAGCAGAAATGCTAGAAGATAATACTCAGATGAGTAATGATAATACAGAACAGAATGTTCAAACTACAGAATCAGATGAATCTGTTGATTATAAAAACCTATACTTACAGGAGATTCAGAATGCAAAGAAACTTCGTAAGAGGTCTCAGGATATAGAGAAAAAGCTAGATAGTTTCAATAAGAAAGTTGAAGCAGATAAGTTAAGCAATCTAAAGGAAAACGAAGAGTATAAAACTTTAGCAGATGAGCTTCAGCAAAAGTTAGACTTAGTTAATCCTTATAAAGAGAAATGGGAAACTTATGAAACTCAGACTAGAGAGGCTTTATTATCTAAGATACCTGAGAGTGATAGAGAGATGTTAGCAGGTAAAGACTTGCAAACATTAGAATATATAGTTTCAAAACAGTCAGAACAAAAACCAACAAATATTCAACCTCAGTTTGGTGCAAGTAGAAATATAAATACTTCTCCAAATAAAAATTGGACAGAAATGTCATCAGAGGAGAGAAGGGATAATTGGGATGATGTTATGAAACAATTTCAATAATATTTTACTTAGGAGCTAAAAAATGGCTACTTTAACAACTCAAGTGGGTACTACTGATACAGGGGCAGATGCGTTTGTTCCTGAACTATGGGCATCAGGTATCCAAAATTACATTCAAAAAAGACTTAAATGGGGTGGTTTGTGTACTGATTTAAGTTCAATGTTATCATCAGGTGGTGATACTATTAATATTCCTGCAATATCTTCCTCATCTGCAACAACTACTACTGTTACAGCATTCACAGGTGGAGATGCATCTATTAACTATACAGCACCTGACGATGCTACAAGGACTTTAACTGTAAATCAGTTATCTTATGTAGGTAAGATTATATCTGATGTTACTAAAATACAAGCAAATCCTGATATGATGAATATGTATGTTCAAGATATGGGATATCAAATTGCAGATGCAATAGACACACACATATTTGAATCATTTTTAGGTAATACAACAACAGGAGTTGCAGATACTACTAACCAAACAGAGTTAGCAGTAGATGCAACAAGTGTTTTTGATAAAGATGATTTAAAAGACCTTGTTGCTACTTTCTACAATAATGGTATTGACCCTAGAGATGGTTATGTTTTTGCTGTTCATCCATATATCTTTAAACAGTTAGCAGTTTTAGATAACTTTGCTAGTTGGGATTATAGAGCAGGGGCAAATGACTTTATGACTTCAGGAGCTGTAGGCAGTCTACTTGGTATGCCTGTTATTCCTGACCATAGATTTACTGCTTATGATTCAGCTGGTGCACCTTCAGGAACAAACAATGTATGTTTAGGTTTAATGTGGAATCCAAAAAATGCATTTGTTGCTTATTCACAGAAACCAAAAGTAATGTCACAGCTAAGTGTTGATTTCTTAGGTACTAAGATGGCTGTTTCTTCTACTTATGGTGCTGTAGTTGGTAATCGTTCTAAAGTTATATGCTTAACACAAGTATAAAACTGTAGATACTAAAAAAATATATAGAGAGGGGTTTATTCTCCTCTCTATATACTACATAAAGGAATTAAAATGGCTTTAAAATATTATCTAAAAGCAAATGGTAAAATGACCTCTCAAGATAATCCATCTGAAGAAATGGAAAAATTAATTACAGGGGTTGGAGGGTGTACACCTTGCGATAAAAATGGAAATACTTTAAAAATAAAAAAAGTGAAAAAGAAAACCAAAAAGAAATAAAATGCCTAAATTTGGACAGACATCTGTAAAGAATCTATCTACATGTACTGATGACTTACAGGAATTATTTAATGAAGTAATTAAACATTGGGATTGCTCAGTAATAGAAGGATACAGAGATGAAACAGGACAAACAAAAGCCTATGAATCAGGAAATTCAAAAGTTAAATATCCCAATGGAAAACATAATAGAATACCAAGTAATGCAGTTGATGTTGTGCCATATGTTCTTGGAAAAGGAATTGTGTGGGAGTCAAGAGAATGCCTTGCTTTTGGAGGATTTGTTATGGGAGTTGCAAGTCAATTGGGCTTACGCATAAGATGGGGTGGAGATTGGGATGGTGATAAAGATGTTAACGACCAATCATTTAATGATTTAGTACATTTTGAGGTAAAGCATGAAGAGTGAGGCAGAACAAAAATTTAGAGAACATATAGTTATTCAACTCGCAGAACACTCTACGAGTATAAAGAATATACATAAAAACACAGAGCGAATATTAAATCATTTAGATACTTTAAATGGAAGAGTTAGAAAGAATGAAAACTCTATAAACTTCTTACAAGGAGTATCGACATTCATATTTGTATCACTTAGTTTATTCATATCATTAGTAGCATACTTAAAGTAGGGAATTTATTTATTGGAAGATTTATTTAGACTGTTAGATGAAAGAGGTCTTGCAGTATTTCTACTTATCGCCTTACTTCCTGCTATTGGTTATTTCTTTAGATGGTTTTTAACAAATTATACTACTAGAGTTGATACAAAGTTTGAAGATTGTATGAGAGAAATACAAGAAATTAAATTAGAAGTTATAGATAATAATAATAAACTTTATAATATTACAGAAAGATTAATATCAAACCAAAGAGAGATACAGGAGAATGTATCATCTTTAGATTCATCTTTAGATAAACTTTTAAAATTTATAAATAAGAATGGGAGATAATTATGAATATTTTAGGAATAATAAGCAAAGTTACAGGTGGACCAAAAATAGCAGAAAATGTTACAGGTTTGTTTGTTGGTGAAAATTCTAAAAAAAGAAATATTGGATTTGCAGGATTTGGATTATCAGCAATTTTATTTCAAATGGATTATATTGATGCAGAGCTATTTGATACTTTAATGTTAGTTTGTGCAGGTTGGACAGGAATAGCTTTTTCATCAAAACTTACAAAATTAGGCACTGCAATTAAAGATACTAAAAATAAAAAGAAGAAGTGAAAACTATTCAATTAGATAATCCTATAGATAATGAACTTAAAGTTATTAAGGATTCTGATGGGACATCTTCTGCTTTAGAATTATCTAAGACTAAAGTTAGGGTTAAAGATTTAGAAGTTACAGGAGCAACTTCAGGAGTATCTGCTTCTGATGATACTAAATTGCCTTTATCAGGTGGAACTATGTCAGGGAGTGTAGATTTTGGTGATAATGATATTACTAATGTTGATTCTTTAGATACTGATAAGTTCTCTATTAATGGTGGGACAGAAATGACAGGCATCCTCGATGAAGATGATATGTCGCACGACAACGCAACAGCTTTAGCAACTCAGCAATCAATTAAGGCTTATGTAGATAATACAATTAGAGATATAAAATCAAGTGGATTTA